TAGCCGCTTGCAACGCTAGTAACTGGTGTCGAATCTACATTTCCGGACTGGCGGTCAACCCAAACTTGAATAGGACGCCCGTAAGCGTTTTTAGTTGGGATTGTTAAATAGGTATCCCCGGAGATCCGTGTGATATTAATATCGACCTGATTTTGGCCAACGCCTTGTCTGATGACGTGATCGTATAAATCAATGGTGTCTACGGGAATTGGGTAGCTAATCTGTCCGCCGTTAATGTTAATCGGAATCTGACCTTGTTCAATAGTCCAAAGGTTTATACCCCGATTCGCCCACTCAATGGTAAGCATATTAACGCTGCGGGCAGCGGTTCTAAAATCATATCCAGAACGAGATTGTGTGCCGCAACGCTCAAAGGCTTCCTCAATGAGGTCGCCCATGTCTAAATTAAATAGCGTTGTGCCGGAAGTAGCCATTACTTAGCCTTTTTAGCAACTTTAGTTGCCTTTTTAGCAACAGTTTTCTTAGCAGCTGGTTTTTTAGACGTACGAGTTGTAGCCTTTTTTACTTGTGGACGTTTCTTTTTTGGAGGTACAGGAAAAGGCCATGCGGCTAATTCCGGATCAGTAAAAATAACTTCCTCTTTTGGTTTGCTAAACAAACCCAGTATCCAAGAAACTAATTTCATTTTTTCATTCCTTTTAGGGTTTCCGCCAGCCTAGCCCGCTTACCCATCTTGCCGGGTTTCTTTGCAGCTGCAGCTAATTTTGCTGACGGAATCTTTTTGCCAGCTGGTACGCCTAGCTCTTTATGCAGCGCTCCGGGTTTTTTAATAGCTTTTTGAATCCATTTTTCTGCCATTATTTTTTCCTAGCGGCTCTCATGTTATCAACTAAATTAGGATAAGGTCTACCGGCTGCTTTAGCCATAGCTTTTGCACTAGACTTTTTAGCAGCTGACATTTTTTTAGGTTTACCAAGCCCTTTTGGACGGGGCTTATCCCAAACCTCACCACCTTTTTTATACATAGTTACATCATTTGGATTGTCTTTACGGACAATCGTTTTAGCCTTAGGCATCTTAGATGGGTTAATATCGCCCATCCCACGACTAGCTTTCATTACTTAGCTTTCTTAGTCATGCCACCACCACACATGGCTTTTACATGGTCGTGATGCATTTTGTGAGGAGCTTCGCCGTAGTGTTTAGCTACTTTCTCTTGCTCATGCATGTGATCATGGCCTTTGCCATAGTGATGCTTAACGTGTTCTACATTGTGCTTGTGTTCCATAACTTTCCCACCTTTCTTATAGGCATTGCCCATTGCGTCCATACGACCTTCTTCCATGCCCTTACGAGCAGCGTCACCACGAGATCCAAAGACTTCGTAGTCCTGTTTAGCTTCAGCAGCTTTACCTTTTGCTGCGTTATCAGCGTAATACTTTTTTTGCTGTTCTGGGGTCATGATTATTTGCAGTTAACTAATGGACCATTACCGATGGTGTTACCACTCATCTTTGGATACTTAGTTTTAGTCTTACCACGCTCAGCAATACCATCAATGCTTGGAGCACCGGTTTTAACTTTTTGCATAGACTCACTACCCATTGTCTCTTTTTGAGAGAATTTTTTAGTTGCCATCATTTTTTCTTCACTTTCCCGCCAGTTTTTTTGCCGACGTATTTATTTAAATTAACATCTGGTGCATTCTTTTGTTGCCCTAGAATACTACCAAACCTTGTCTCTTGACGGTTAATTTGGTTCTTGCCGCCTCGAGTAATACCAACACCACCACCTAGACCAAATTTCTTACCTTTATCAGCTTTAGCAAACTCTTTACCAACAGACTGTTTAATCCCTACTTTTTTAGCAAACGATGGGCTATGCGCTACAGCCTCCATCAAATTATGCTGCTTTTTGCTTTTACTTGGCATTATTTCCCCAAATATCCTCTAAGTCCAGACCAAGCTAAGCCTAGTAAACCAACTACTGCCATCCATACTAAACCAGCTAAAGTTTTTTCAATAATCGCTTTGCGTAATTGAGCGCGCTCAGCCTCTGCTTTAATAGCCATTCTAACCCATTGAATTTCTTCGTCGGTTAGTGGGTGATGCTCTACTGCTTCAAGAACTGCTTCTTTTAACAGAGTTATTAACTCAGATTTAGTTTGGTCATCTAAAGTCATATTAACATTTCCAACGTTTTAAGCTAGCTGCCTTACGAGTAGGTTTACCGTTTTCATCTTTCATCGGACCGGGCATACCAGACATTCTTGCACAAAATGACTTCTTACGTGAACCACCTTCAGGTTGCGGAGCCTTTAAATGAGACCCCGTTTCCCGATTATATTTTGCACGACCTTTGGCGGTAAGACCAGCACCTTTTGATACTGGGAGCTTTTCACCTCTACCAACTGCAAGTGATGGGCCTTTTTTCTTAGTTGCCATATTAGCTACCGTTAGAAATTAACTTACCAATCACAATAACGCCAGCTGCAATACTTCCAGTATTTGTTTTTAATTGCCATTGAACATCAGATTTTTCTTGATACATAAATGGATCTGAAGACCTATTAGCTGTGTATATAGAAACGAATGGTTGTTGCAACAGACTATAACTTACACCAGTAAGGTTGTTGCCAACTTGTACGTTGTAAGTAACAATAGTAGAGCCAGTATAACTATTTGAAGTATTTACTTCTACCCAGTCTAAATAGAAAGTATTGCCAGCTGGTACTGTATAAATTGTGCTTTGAGACTTACCAATACCAGCGTTAATTTGGGCAAGAATATTGGTAGTTTGCTTAACGGTAATTGTTCCAACGTTAGAAGTTTGACCAGAAGCTACGCCAACCATATTTAAACTATTAACTCTTAAATATTTATTTTGGGTTGTTACACCAGTTGTTCCATTTAATACAACAACTTCAGAAACTGGGTTAAAGTTTGCATCTAAACCATTGATAGTAAAAGCGGCTGGGCTTACATCAGTTACAGAGGTGCTAGAACAAGTTAATGTTGTAGCTGTAGTTGGGAAAGTGTAAGTTGTAGCATTTTCCCAAATAGGAATAGATGTTGCAGTTACGGCTGCTTGATAACCAAAAATACTTACAGTTTGATGACCAGCAATTTGACCACGTGCTACTTGTAAATCAAAAGGCTCAGTTTGACCTGAACGGGTAATCGACATTACCGAATTATTAGTACTCGGTATTCCACTTGGGCTTTGTGCCATATTAATCTCCTAAAGTTATAAAAAGGGGCGGTGTTAAGGACACTCGTTTAAGCGCAACGACCTTCAGCTGTGCGCCCCATTTATTCGATTAATTAGTCAAAGTTACCGTATGGGTAAGTTGTCGCATTACCAATGTTCATATCTTGTTGTGCATATTTCAATGTCACAGCAATTTGACCAGAAGTAGGAGCTACTAAACTAGTATTGGTGATCTTCAATGTTACAACAATCTGGCTAAACCATGTAGGCTGTTGACCAGGTTGAATATTTTGAACGTCTTGTAATGTGCCATAAGCGTAATCTAACTGTGTACCTACAAATGTTGCAGTGCCACGAGTTGCTGAAGTAATAGCAGCCATCGTTGCATACACACCTGTAGCAGTAGCAAATTTGTTAGAAACGTATGGTTGAATAGAGTTAGCTGTTACTGTTCCATCAGTTGGCAAAACACCAACATCAATAATTACATCAGTAATGTTTGATCCTTGTGGGATCAAAAATGATACGCCACGATAAATAGTTCCAGAAGCATCTGCTGTAGGAGCAGTAGCAACAGTAGGACCATTAGTGCTATAAGCACCAGACTGTGGATTCCAAATAGTTGCTGCTTGGTTAGGAATATTGTCAGAAGTAACAAATACACCAGAACCGCCACCATAATTAGCTTGACCTGCGGAGGTCACAGCAAAATCTAAAAAGGCTTGTTGAGCCAATAAGACTGGACCAACGTCACGTTGTGGGCCAAAACGATTATCACCCGATAAAATCGGTCCTTCAAATGTGCTGCGTCCCATAATGGACTCCTTATGCAAAAGTACTTATGCCGATCTTTGCATCGTCTGCTGGGGCAGTGGTGGCATAAGTGAATTACCCAGATAGCGTTATTTTACATCAATTTTGCAAATTGCAAATAAATATTGCAAAAAAAAACCCCGCCTTTTGAGCGGGGCTAAAACTCCTCACGAGAGTATTTTAGTAAGAGCCGTAAACACCTAATGGGTCAGAAACACCAAAGGAATAGCGCTCACGAGACTTGTAACGGACGTTACCAGTATCAAAATCGCCATCCATAGAGTTCTGGAGTGGTGTACGAACAAACATCTTCAAACCGTTAGGTACATCAGTGGTCAAGAACCATGCATTGGTAGCGGTCAAGAAGTGGTTAATTGTATAACCTTCTGGAACGGAACCGTTGTTCTTAATTGCATTGATGTCATTGTTGTTTGTACCAACACGGAGTTCTGTCTCTAACAAACGAGTAGCAACGAACTGTAGTGCAGGTGGAACAATCAATTTCTTAGGTTTTGCAGCGATCAAGAGACCACGCTCATCTGTCCAAGCAGCGATTTGAATAACAGCGTTTTCCAACGCAGTTTCATTCAAGTCAGCAGGAGTAGATGGAGTGTTAGCGTTAACACCACCAGAGATCAAAGGATGAGCTGTAGAGAACAAAGGCTGACCATCACCATAGGTGAATTGGCCGTTAAAACCGTTATTCAATACTGCAGCACCTTTAACTTGCTTGGTGTAAGCCATGGCACGAGCCAAAGCCTTGGTATAGCGGCCTGACAAAGAATCGTAGAGGTTATCTTCGATTGCTTCTTCAGTTAAGCTAAAGCCCAAAGCGATAGTTTCATGGTTGTAACGAGCTGTCCATGCTTCTTGCCCGTTGTCATAAGCGATGGCTTGGCCTTCGTTTTTGACTGGAGCAGCTGAAAAGCCTGACAGTTTTGTTTCTTCTTCAAAAGAACGCTCAGAGGTCTCGAT